TCCTGAAGTGGGGCAACTGACCGCGTTTCACGTTTTACGCTGTGACGTTTGTCATGTGCTTTTCACGAGAGAGTAACCGATTATGAAAACAGCGGAAACGATCGAGGCGGCAGCATCGGGTAAAAAACCGAGGCCAAAAGCCGAAAATGGCGGTCGCGAGCGGAGCTTGGCCAATCTCATCGCTCCATGGACCCCAGAAACGGCCCCGCGCAATGGGGGCAGACCGAAGAAAGACCAATCGCAAATCATTGCAAAGCAAGTGTTTGAGAACAATCCAGAACTGATTTACAAAGCGTTCTGCAAGGCGCTCGCGAAGGGGCAAGCATTTGCCTTTCAAGTGCTCTCAGATCGCGCCTATGGAAAACTGGTGCAGAAACAGGAATTGACGGGCAAAGATGGTGGGCCCGTGGAATTTGCGGACACAGATGAGCGAAGCATTAACGAACGCATCGCCCGCCTTGAGCGGGATCTCGGCCTTGCAGCAGCGATTGACGATGCTGGAAGAACTGGCAGCCCTGCGGCGGGAGCGGGATCGACGAGCCAGCCGGCACAAGATTCTAACGTACTTTCCCGATAGCGGCCCGCTTCGTCGAGAACTCTATGTCAAGCATCAGGAATTCTTTGCAGCCGGGCCTAAGTATCGGGAACGGCTCATGCTTGCCGCCAACAGAGTCGGTAAAACCGAAGGAGTCGGAGGCTATGAACTCACACTCCATCTCACCGGGGAATATCCAAACTGGTGGGTGGGCAGACGCTTTACTCGCCCCATCAGCGCTTGGGCGGCGGGTGATACCGGCACAACCGTTCGAGACATCATCCAGAAAAAGCTCCTCGGCCCAATCGGGGCGCACGGGACTGGGCTCATTCCAGGGGAAAGTATCGCTCGCATCGTCCGCGGAGGTGGCGGCCTCCCGGATAAAGTTGATTCCGTCTATGTCAAACACGCCACGGGCGGCACAAGTTCACTGGTTCTCAAGACTTACGATCAACGCCGCGAATCGTTTCAAGGCACTGAGCAAGACGTTATCTGGCTGGATGAGGAACCGGACCTAGGAATCTATACCGAATGCCTGCTCAGAACCATGACGAACGATGGAATGGTAATGCTAACCTTCACGCCCCTACTGGGCATGTCGGAGGTGGTTCTCTCGTTTCTGCCGGATGGGAAACTGGATGCCGCAGGAGTTTCGCCGACCAAGTACGTCGTCATGGCCACATGGGACGACGCCCCACATCTCTCCGAGCAGTCAAAGAAAGAACTCTGGAACTCAATTCCACCATTTCAGAGGGATGCGCGATCGAAGGGGATTCCGCAACTTGGGGCTGGAGCGATTTATCCAGTGCCGGAAACAGATTTGTTAGTGGACCCATTCCAAATTCCTCCGCACTGGCCGCGTGGGTACGGGATGGATGTGGGGTGGAACTGCACGGCGGCAGTTTGGGGCGCGCTGGATCGGCAGAACGATGTTCTATACCTAACCAATGAACACCGCAGATCCCAGGCAGAACCCAGTGTCAACGTTGTCGGGATCAGGGCACCAGGTGACTGGATTCCTGGATTTATTGATCCAGCATCCCGCGGGCGAAGTCAAAGAGACGGCTCGCAACTTATCCATGACTATCGCCAACTTGGGCTGCAGCTCACTTTGGCGGACAATGGCGTCGAATCGGGGCTTTACTCGGTGTGGAATCGCATGTCCACCGGCCGCCTCAAAGTTTTTAGAAGCCTTCAGAACTGGTTGCAGGAGTTTCGGCTTTATCGGCGCGATGAGAAGGGCCACGTCGTGAAGGCCAACGATCACCTCATGGATGCGACGCGGTATCTGGAGAGTCGCACGATGCAGATGGTGCTGAAGCCACCGATGAAAAAGCCGCTGGAAACATCGCGATCCCGCACGACTTGGACGTAAATCCTTATGACTCCAATGATGCCAAACAACTATGCGCAGATGATGGGGCAGTACCAGTCTCAGCAGATGCCACAGAGTCAGCCCCCGATGCAACCTTGGGGCGGGCAGCCTCCGGTAGCGCAAAGACCTGGTGGATTCGGTGGCATGCCAGCTAGCGGAACGCCGGCTTATCCGCCAATGCAAGGCCCAATGCCCGTGTCTGGCCAGCCAGCATTTCCGGGCGGCCCGATGCCGGTGCAAGGGCCGATCGCGCAACCTGTAGGCCAGCAGCCACCAGTCAATGGCTTACCGCAACGTCCGCCGATGGCAGCGAACAACTTCGCTGGGATGATGAGGCAATAACATGGCAGAACTGACAACCAAAGGGCGCAACTCGCTGGCTAGTTCAGTATTCGCATTGCCGGGACGCCGCTTTCCGGTAAATGATCGCGCTCACGCCGCCAATGCGAAAGCACGCGCGACCCAAGGCGTTAAGGCCGGAACATTATCACCAGAGCAGGCAGCAATCGTTCGACGCAAGGCAAATGCCAAGCTTGGCAAAAAAGGAAAATAACCCATGACTCAGAGACTCAGGACTCAAGGAATTGTTACTCCCCTCGGAACCTTCGGGCAAGATGCGGCTGACTCCCTACTGGCTGGAGCGTTTGTCCCACTCACAGCAAGCGGAGCGGTTGACCCGCACACTCCTGCCCGGTATGTCATTACGAAATCGACGGCGGCCGCAGCGTTGACTCTGGCAGCTCCTACCGCGGGCACCGACGATGGAGTGCTATTGCAGTTTTTCTCGACGACAGCCGAGGCGCACACGATTACCACGCCCGCAGCCGGCGACATTCGTGATGGCAATACCAGCGATCACGATACTGTGATGACGTTCAATGCGCACATTGGCGCAAGTTGTATGCTCCAAGCTTACAACGGAGTTTGGTATGTGCGAGAAGAAATCGGATGTTCGCTGACTTCATAAGAGTCTGTAGCACCGCTGGGAGCCGAGTCAGGCAATGGCTGGATGGCAAGGCTCTCACTGCCCGCGACAATCACCGTCACCTCCAAAGATGACCATTAGGCGGAAACGCGGCGAGGCGGATGCAGAGAATCCAGCCACAATTTCTCCCACAAGCGGCTGCACTTAGGTGCAACAGCCGGACGCGGCACGGGGAGGGGCAGATTAAGCGTTATGGCCTTGCGTGCCGCATAAATTTCGGAGTCACTTATGACCCTGGGCGAATTAAAGAAGAGAGTTGACCGCCTTCTCAGCGGTGTTGATAGTGACAGCAATGAACCTGATACCTGCGAGGCGATCCGGGAAATCATGGTGTACTTGGTTTCGATGGGTCAGCCAGACGCATTCTGTGCAGTTGGGATTGACTTGGCCGGGGAGGAACCAACCGAGGAAGAACGCGCTCTGCTACAAGCCGAAATGGATAGCCGTGGCGGAATGTTTCAGATGAGGGTAATTCGCGCATATGATCCGATTCAAAAGAGAGTGATAAGTCGGCTCGATGCATGGCGTGGGGGAGGAGCGATGAGCCGGTTCTTTTCGGAGTCGATGAGCGATGGGAAACGGTAGCGGTTATTGTGGAGCGCGACGATGGCTGAAGGTGAACGTCCGGTGGATGAAAAGTTGAGTCACCGTAGCGTGAACTACGAAAGACCATCGACGCATGTCGGTGAGCGCTGCGGGAACTGCAAGCACTTCATCTCGCCGCACGGTTGCCAAGCCGTGGCCAGCCCGATTCAGGCGAATGCTTACTGCCAACGGTGGGAGGGCAAGTAGGTGCCATATACGAGGCGACAAGTTCGATATTTAGAGTCGAGCGGATCACCGCTAACTTCCGCGCAGAAGTCAAAAATGAATTCGGAGTTGCACGAGAATCCGGCCCTAGGCCATAAAAAGAAGGGATCAGCAGCGATGGCGAAAGCACCAGCGATGAAAATGGAGCACATGCGCATCACCCCCGCCGAGAATGGCGGAACCGTGATCGAACACCACTTCAAACCCACCATGAAAGGCACCGGAGCATTCATGGAGCACAAAGAGCCGGAGACGCACGTATTCGGCAAGGGCGAAGGCAAGAAAATGATGGCCCACCTGAAAGAGCACCTCGGCATCGGCGCAGCTCCTTCTCCAAAGAATCCAGAAGGCGAGATGCACGCCGCCCCGCACGAACCGCCTGCGGCCGAAGTGGAAGAGGACAGTGAGGGCGTTTAATGCCATCCGTGCTCGAACGCTCCAAGGTAAACCGCGAACTTCAGCGCCTCGGCTTCGGCTCGCTGAAAGATCCAAGTTTGCCCTTGCAGTTTGCGGTGTGCGTGCGGGACCATGCTCACTTTCGCGGCATCCTCATGCACATCCCCGAAGGAATGGACCGCAAGAAGTGGTATGAAGCTCTGGCTCCGAATCTTCGGTTTAAAGCGAAGCCACTTGCGGATTACGAAGCGGAATCCAAACGCCTGGCTGAACAGAACCAACTCCCGACCTACGATCCGGCAACGCTCGAAGCGAAGGAATTCAAGCCGCAAGAGTTCTCTACGATCACTAAGTGTCGCGTCTGCGAGATTGCTGGGTCGAAATACTGCTTGGAGCATGGGCCGAAAGAAAGCACGTCAGCAGCGCCGGAGAAAAAGCCTATCAGCAAGCTCACCGCAGTAGCCGAGGAAGCTATCAACCGCGATCTCCGCGAAGGCCAAGCTCGAGTAAAGAATACCTTAATCTGCCACAAATGCACCAGGCAGCAGGAATTCCGCATGAAGCACCGCAGTTCGCTGTTCAAGATTGTGGCGGAGGCTGGATGGTTTATCGACAACCTCAAAGCCTACTGCCCTGAGTGCAAACCCCCAATCAACTAAGTCATGCCCAAGACTCCCACGCCAAAAGAAATCCGAGATATGTACTCGGACTATATGAATGAATGGGCCGACGTTCGAGAAGAAGCGAGCATAGACGTTCGCTATGTGGCCGGAGACCCTTGGGACAAGCAAGATCGCCTCAAACGCGAAGAGGCTGGACGCCCGTGCATCTCGCTCGACGAGCTCAATCAATACCTGAATCAATACAACAATACCCTGCGCCAGAACAAGCGAGCGATCCAGGTTATCCCGAAAGGCAGCGGGGCGAAGGATGAGGATGCAACTCGACGCGAGAACATTATCCGCGGAATTGAGAATGAATCGAACGCGCAGGAAGCCTATATCACGATGGCAGAGAATGCTGCGGCACGAAGCTACGGCTATCTGCTCTTAGGCACGGCCTATCGAGACGATGCGAAAGACGGCGACGACGCCGATGAGCGCATGTTTGAGCAGAAAATCACGATCCAGCGCGTGGCCAACCCCGACATGATTCTCCTGAATCCGGGATTCGAGAAAGCCGACGCCTCAGATGTAGAAGACGGCTTCGTGTTGAAGCGCATCAAGCGTAGCGAATTTGCGCGCAAGTATCCGGGCGCTGACAAGCAGAGTTTCACTGCGGATGATATGAAGCAGGCGAAAGACTGGATCAGCGAAAAAGATTTACAAATCGCGGAATTCTGGAAGATTCACAAGACGCCGAAGAAGTTGCTGCTGGTGCGAACGATGCAAGACGGGAATGAACTACTTCTCCCGGTATGGGCCGACGATCTCGAAGGTCGCAAACCCACAAAAGCAGAAGTAGCGCGCGAGCGGATGGTTGATATCAAAGATGTAATCGAGTACGTGACCAACGGACTTGAGATTCTGGATGAGATTCCTTGGGCCGGATCGCGTATTCCGATTATTTCCTGCTTTGGGAAAGAGCTTTGGGTCGACGAAGGCAGTGGCGGGAAACGCCGACTGCTGTCGATGATTCGTTTGGCGCGTGACCCGCAAATGCTATTCGCTTACATGTGTACGCAGGAAGCGGAAGAAGCGAAGATGACGCCGAAATCGCCGTTCATGGGCGCTAAGGGACAGTTTGAGTCGGCGCGGCAGTCATGGGAATTGATTCTGGAGCAGCCATTCGCATTTATCGAATACGATACGGTGCTCGACTCTGGCGGAGAAGCGGCCGGCCCTCCCGCACGTTTACCGTGGACTCCGAACTTTGAAGCTTACGAAGTCGCC